GCATTATACTAGGAACTGTTAAGGATGAATAGTATCGAGATCTCTGTAGTTTCTGCTCTCTAAGAGAATCCATTAATTTAAATCGTTTAGCTAAACTCATTAATCATCTCCATACAAGCTGCCCCAGGCACCGTCTGAACCAGACGCTAAGGAGCTCCACATATTTGAATTTGCTGTGTCGGTATCCTGCATGTCTCCCATAGCCATAGCAGTTTCTTGACCTGATTCGACAGCAGCCTCCTGCTCTTCCCTCAAAGCCCTGATTCTAGCTTCTTCTTCCTTCGTTGAGGACAGAGCTTTCCTTCTCTCAAGATCTTCTTCCCACTCTCTTTGAGTGTTAGCTTCATCTCTCTGAAAAGCCATATCTTCTCTCGCCATTGTTTGTTGCCACAGATATTCGTCCTGTCTGGACCCAACCGCTTCTGCGGAATACGGATCTGGTGGCGTAGGCATACTTGGCATTCCTCCCATTAGATTGGTCTCCTTCCAGTACCGGCGTTTCTTCCAGCGTTGAGTCTAATATTTTTTAAACCACCACCAGACTTCCTTGTAGGTGTTGGTGCCTTCTTCTTCACAGGTGCTCTTCTAGTAGCTCTGTTAGCTAAGTGATTAATAGTTCCACCGGCTCCCTGTGCACCCCTCATCCTTGCATTTAACGCTGATGTACCGAAGCCTCTGCCACCCCAAGTTGCTCCAGCTGTTTCTCCTTCGCGATCGCTGGGGTCATAATCCCAAAATTCTTGTGGTGTGAATATGCCATCGCCATCGGTGTCGATTGTTTCTCCAGTGGAGGGTCGTCGTGGTCCGCCTGGTCCAGTTGGTGATGGAGGTTTATACCAAATAGGTCGCGTCCAAGGTCTTCCATTGAACGGGTATCTATCAGGTAAGTTAGACTCAGCAGTTTCTCCACCGCCACCAGCCATGTTCGCACCGTGAATTACCCAGCCCTCTCCTAGTCCAGGACTACCGTACCGTGTTGGATCAAAATTATCCCAACCAGGTACACCCCACGGGTTCCCTGGTGTTCTTGGTACTCTTCCAGGAGGTAAGTAATCACCTGGTTTATACCCAGGTTGTAGAGGTCGTCTAGGGCTAGGTATTCTTGTTGGTTTTCTTGGTGCAGATGGCGTGAAGGGATTCGGACCCCAGTCACCTGGTTTATAAGGTTCCGGGATTAAAGAGGGGGGTGTTTGTGGTTCCCAGTCTTCTGGATTATAATCTGGTTGTCCGGGCATTGGTATCCATCCCATTATGTTGGTCTCCCTGTTCCTTTAGTACCTCGTAATTGAAGGTTAATCCCTTGACTTTTCTTAGCAAACTTATTGTAGCCAGCACGTGTACTTTTAGCTCTACCTGATTCGCCTGTCTGTAAGCCACCCTTGCCTGTACGCTGGGCTGCGATGTCCGCTGTTCTCTGATCAGCTGAACCTGCCTTTTGTAGAGCTAGAGTAGCTGCGTCTGTCTTGCGTTGCTTTTGTAATTTCTTTTTTCGAGCTAACCTGTTATCACGGGATTGTACTAACTTATCCTTTACTGTATTGGCTTCTATAAATGCCTGTTGTTCAGCGTTTGCCTGTGCCTGAGCTGCTGCTGCTGCATCAAGCTGCTCCTGATACGCGGCTTGTTGTTGTGCCGCATGCTCTTCCATTAAATCCTGCTGTGCATCAGGTCCCATCGATGTACCAAATATATCATCAGTAAAATTGAATAAGTCCCCCGCTGCATCTTCTATGAAGCTACCCATGTTGTTATCTCCTATCTTGTTTTTGTTTGATCCTTATAAGTCTTTTTAAAATATCACGCTGCCCTGCCCTGTATACAGAAGATATTTTATACTCATCAGGGTCATCACCCTCCTCGTATTCCAATGGAGGGAACCTCTCCTCCAAATAGGAGATAAGATCATCCTCAATCTTCCGTAATTCTTCTGCTTTTTTCTTCAAGTTTTTCCTCCAGGTCTAGTATCCTGTTGTGTAAATCCCTTAGTAATAATATTACCTCGGGTGGGGTAATCCTTGCGGACCTCACTAGTCGAGACTTCACCCCGTCTATCGTTCCTCTTATATTCATTTAGTTTTCTCCTAATATATCTACAATTTCGCACGACCCGCCCACACAGGCTAAGCTGTGTGAACTAGTGGTCGTATCTTCATGTTCGTACTGAGCTAATTCATCCCAGTTAATGTTGTTAGGTATTAATTTAACCATCTCAGCCCACACCTCCTTGGTTATCGCTTCGAAAGGAGCTTGTTCATACACATGATCTGTATGAGGTAAGAAGGATATACCGCTTACCCAGTCCCAGTTGTTCCAAATCCACTGCCCTATGCCTAGGAATGAACTGTCGGTATAGTTTATAGTAACACTAGGCTTGTGATCACACCAATGTTTTTGGTATGTCAGCCATAGTTCTAGGTGATCGATCGCATTGTAATCCTCATAGGTTAAAGAACCTTCCGGTGCTTTAATTGGGAAAGAAAATACTACCGTATCATTAGGCTTGTTAACACAAGGCTCACTAGGTATGCCCCTATCCATCATAAAGATACACAAAGGATTCTTTGAGTCTATCCTAACTCTCCTTATATAGTACGGAGAATATCTAGGGTGTATACCAGAGGATGTTCCAGCTACACATGAGGTAGTACCCGAAGGTTTACAACATGTGATAGCCTTGGATGGGGCAATGTTTAACCGCTCAGCCCAGTCCTTATTCACTGAGCATGCTAGCTCTCTAAGCTCTGTCAGTATGGCAGTGAGCTCATCACTAGGCACACTCATTAATTTGTTATCGTATATTCCAGTGAAGGAGATACCTAATAGTCTCTCGTCTTCACAGTTTGTTTTCCATTCAGGATCTAGAAAGGTAAAGCGTGTGCATGCCGATTGGATTGTTCCAAGAACAGCAGCAGCGTGTACCTTCCCACGTAAAGTAGCTAGGTTATCGTAAGGTCTTATGACAACTTCAGTTAGATTACAGAATTGCTTGGGTCGTAGTATGATTTCACTACAAGGATTGGTACCCCAGTTACAAGGAGTGCGTCCTGCCTTGCTGGCTATCCTATCCATTGCTTCCCTGTTACATATACCTCTCTCACCTGAGCGAGAATCGTATAAACTTGACCACTCTTCCATGAATCTATCCAAGGTAGGCTTAGACGTATACACTGCGGAGTTGTTAGACAGGGCACGATGTCCCTGTTTCTCCCACCACGGTCCCGATTTAGCCTTAGCCATTTCCCTGTCATCTAAATCCGATAAGGAAATTAACGCTGACCTACGTACACCACCAGAGATTACGATCTCTCCGACCATGCAGACAATGTCATGCACCTCTAATGATGTTAACTTACGTCCTTCAGCACTGTAGAACAGGCTGACCACGAACTTAAACAATCTTTCTAAGGGCTCAGGACCTGATGCCCTCCCTCCGAATGTCTTCAGTCGGCTACCTTTAGCACGTACTAATGATGTGTCCCATGTCGGGTGCAATCCTCTATAAAGAGCAAGTAAAAGCTCCTCAAAAGCATTAGCCCAGCCTCTACGTGAGTCCCCTACCTCTATAGTAAGGGTAATATCTCTCTCTAATTCAGGTATTGCTGGTAGTTTGTCGATCTCTCTGCCTTCGCAAGAGAATCCCACACCTGTACCACAGCACAAGATATATAAAATATCTGAGAAAGATTTAATCGAGTCTATCGCGAGGTAAGAACAGTTGTATAGGCAAGTATCGTCGACCTCTGCCGCAGCCCCTGCCGTCATTAGTGCCCTCATTGACGGGAAAACTTCTCGATCTAATGTCAATTTTTGTATACTCTCCCATTGATCTCCCGATACCTCTGGAAATCTGTCGCCGAAGTAATTGTAGTAACGATTTACGCATTCATCCCAGCTTTCTCTCCTCCCCAAGTCATCTCTCCATTTGCAGTAGCTGCGAGCTACCACGAATTTTTGGAATTGGTCCATAATTTCTCCATACTTCTTATACCCCACCTTTAGAGTCCCAGTGGGTTATATCATCTGTTTCTTTATTGTAGTTATCACAAGTTAAGATCTTTACACATCTTCCCATTGCTTCGCACATATCATCTACATCATATTTATTCTTAGGAACGTGCTTCCCTTCTTCATACATCTCCCTGATGTTATCATACCAGGTCTCTTTATCCCAACTATCCAGCAGCTTCTCAGCTGTCTTAATACCTATCTTCCATAAGCCTGGGATACCATCGGTTGAATCTCCAGTCATCCACTGTGTACAGAACCAACGCTCTGCCTCTTCCTCTGATATATAATAAGGTACATCGTTCTTCTCTGGATTGTAGTACCAGCCCTTAACACCCCTAAGATCCTTGTCAACTGACACTGATATACCCTCGTTTGATGAGGCGTAGATGCCAAGAATATCATCGGCTTCTAATCTGGGTAGTTTAATACACTCGTTCAGTGCTTCGATACACTCAAAGACCTGACCCAAACAGTCAGGCTTATAGGACCCATCTCTGTTAGCCTTGTAGCCAGGGAATACTTCCCTCCGGAAGTTATCTTTCCTTGGACAACTCAGTGCTACTAGGGTATTCTCCACACCGTCTGGTGTCCACTTAAATACTTGACTACCTACTAAACTTTCAATAGCATTAACCCCCTCTGAATCAGCCACAAATGCTGTCTTCCAAGCGATTATATCACCATCGAGAACAGCAAGATTCGGCATAGAATTATTCATCTTCTTCCTCCTCATCCCTAAACAAATACAGATCTAAAAGGTCTGTCATCTCTGTATAGAGTTCCATATTTTCAGACAACTCAGACTCTGATGTTAACCAAGCAGATGTCAGGTCTCGTATAATTTTTCTAAGTTTTTTTATATCTCTGTCGTTATTAATACACGTGTTAAATAACTTGTGTACCCCCTCTTTGTGCGACTCAATCGTATTGGCAAGCTCCTCACTCTCATGATTACGCCACGCAAAATCTGTCAGGATTCTCTTACCCTTACTTAAGAATACTCTGATAGCATTCCTCTCAATACCATAGAGCAACTCGTTAATGTATCGACAGTCGTCTACTATAACACAACGTTCCCAGTATTTATTACCTTCTATAAAGGATTCTTTCTCTTTTATTAAGTGTCCTTCTACATCCTTGTTCAATAGTTCAACCCAATAATCTGGGTTTGTTTCCCTGTGAGTAGCTCCCATTAGTTGGCAGTACTCTCTATACTTCTCAGGGTTTTCTTTCTTACTGTACCCCTTGTCCTCAGCTTCTTTCTTTAATGCTCCAGCAAATGAAAGTAGGATAGGAACGAACCCCTGATCGAAAGCTTTCTCCGCAATCAGCTTCGCTGCTGTTGATTTCCCAACTCCCGCTTGCCCAGCTATAAGAATTATTCGCATCTCTTAACTCCTTATATAAAAACAAAGGGATAACAATGTCCCTTGTTTTAAACTTTAATATTTTTAAAATCTCACATGTTTTATAACAACAGTTGTGCTTAGGTTTCCACCTGCTAAACCATCGTGTAAACAGATACCACATTATAAGTGGATAGATATTAAACCGTACAGAATCTAATGACTGTATGGCGTTACTATCTATTTCTTTGTCCCCTAAATAACAAAGATGAGTAGGCACATTGCCTTTCTTCTTTGTGTTTAATATAAACCACGAACTGTCCATCTGTTTGTGAGTATTATAAACTGTATTCAACCCGTTCTCAAACATAAGAACTACTGAACAGTGTTCTAGTTTTGCCGCTGGTATCAGCAGCCTCTTGCTTATCTTAATAAAACGATAGTAGTGGCACCTACTTTCGGTAACGTTTTCCCAGAAGGCAATACATACTTTAGCTTTAATGGCACTCACTCCAGTTCTTTCCTATCCTGTACTCTCCATCCATAGGAACAGCACAGTTTAGAAATCGACCCGCCTTCTTAATAGCCCTAACACCTATGAAACCAACAGCCTTTGCTATTGTAGCATCACACTCTAGTTGCCACTCGTCGTGGACTGTAGCCATAAGAGCATACCTTTCAGGGTACGCCTCGTCTAAATCTTTTATCAAGTAACACAAGGCATACTTCATTAGAACAGCACCGTCCCCTTGTATCTGTACATTCAATGAAGAATGTTTAGATCTACAAGGTACTTCCCTGTTATCTAATAGAGTCACAGTACCCTTGTCTGCCACTTGGAACTCACAGTTCTCAATCAGTTTCTTTAACGCTGGCATGTTGTCTAAGAATCTCTTCTTTAAACTAGCACCAGCACCAATACCCTTGCCTATAATTTCACCAATCTTTCCTGCCCCTGCACCATAGATGAGGGCGTAGAAGAAAGTCTTTGCATCGTCTCTGTTCGTAAGCCCTGCTTGTTTCTGGTTGTGCGTGTGTATATCTCCGTTGATAACAAGATCACCGTACTCTCCATCATCCCACTTAGCCATACGATTTGCTAACAACCTAGCTTCCAAGCCACTAGCATCTATACCTACCTGAACTCTGCCCTTTGTAGTGGGTATAAACAAAGCCCTTGCACGAGGATCTCCAGTCACCTGTTGTAAGTTAGGCTGACTAGCTGTCATCCTGCCTGTCACAGCTCCTTGTGGATTGACTGAACCGTGTATGTTATTGTCTCTCGATACGTTAGCACGTGTGATCCAATCAGATAACATACTGTTCATCTTTTCTATATCAAAACCACGGGCTAGCATACTAGCCTCAGGATAAGGGATACCTTTCAAAACTTTCTCATCAACCTTAGGGTTTCCCTTGTCGGTTAACGGTGCAACCCATCCGTACTTTATCTTAAGACGTTTAGCAATCTGTTGTCGAGAGCTTGAGTTAAAGTATTCAATAGAATCCTTAAGTCTTTTCCCTGTCTTGTCAGACCAACGCTCTGTTACTATAGGTTCAAACTCTTGAGATAGTACGTCATCAATGCTTGCCTTCTCCATTAAAATTTCTTGTTCTAATCTATCAGCAGCATCTCTATCAAATCCCATACCGTTCTCTATCTGTTGAGCCAGTATACGAGTAACCTTGTGTTCTAATTTAACCAGCTGTTTGTTACCGCTAACAAATTCTTTCTGAGCATTCCATATGGCAGTACTCACCCTGACATCTTGCTTACAATAGGATAGCATCTCGTCTGTGAAGACATCGAACCCTCCCATGTAATCGTCCTTTAGTTCTCCTAAGTGGTAGCCCCAGTTCTTTAAACTGTTACCACCAAAGGGGTGACTCCTTCTGTCAGGATACATTAGCTTAGATATAATTAAAGTATCTATCAACATGGTATCGATAGGTCCGTAGAACCTCTCGAGTACAGGTATGTCATACATTGTAATGTTATGCCCTATCAACTGAGTAGCGTTACGCAATAGCTTCACGCCCTCTTCTATATCTTCTTCTAGGTATTCAAATACTTCACCTGTGTCCATGTCTTGTGCAACTAAGCACCATATCCTAGACACCTCGGTTGAAACATTCTTACCTATGTTTACTTCACTTAAAGCATTAGCTTCTATATCAAATACCAGTTTCATTGTCTAACTCCCCTCGGTAATCTCTTACATGAGGAGAATCTAGCACCTCAAAACCCTCGTAAATTTTTCTAATATTTTTTGGGGCTAACTCTCTTGACTTGGGTGCTGAATGTAAATCAGTCACCATCCATTCCAGTTGATCAATTATTATTGCATCAAAGCTAGTAGCTCCTAAGTCCTCTAGTATAGAAAATCTTTGACAACCTACTGCTATCATGTAAGCGTGGGTTGCATCGGGATCTTTCCATACACCTGTATTCTCATGGGGTAACACGGAAACCCTGTGACCCATGCCACTCATAGTGTTAGTTATACGGTTCCACCCAGCAAGGTCTCCAAACCTATGACTCAACGCACCTATATCTCGAGACACCCTGACCGCAGTCAAGGGTACGAGAAGACCATCGTTTATGATACTCTTCGCAACAGCCTCAAATAGTTCTACTAACTTCAAGGATTTAGCGACCCCATCTGCCGCCTTTACTTTGTGTCTCACCATAAATTTCTTGTGATTCACCAGCGGAAAGCAGCGGTCAAGTTTGATCTCTTGACCCTGCCTTCCTGCTAGATACTCTTCTTTAGCAGGGAAATACATTAGAATGAACCCCTATCTACTACAATCTTACCTTCATCATCGGTAGCCCAATTCAATTCCTTGACTCTACCTGTGGTATGATCATAATGTAAGCATGCAGCCACCCCTGCCCTACCCGTGAGTCTGTTCTTTAACACACGCACAGTGGTAGTATTAGCTGTAAGCTCATCGGCATTCTGTCTATCTCTCTCTAAAGCAACAACGGTATTAGGTACAGAAGATAGTGAACCCGAGCCACGCAAATCTTGCAGTGTGATACGGTCACCTTCTTCGTATGCCTTCTGTGTTTTCTTAAGCTGAGAGATGACATCAATGTGTACACCTGTTCGGCTTACTAAAGCTCGTAGCTCTTTCATTATACTATCAATCAATAGTCTTTCGGAACTACCACCGTCATAGTCTGCTGTACTATTCATTAAGCCTGTCGCAGCAGCAGTGATGTGATCTAATACAATGACATCGACTCCCAAAGATACAGCCATGAATTCAATACGAGCACATAGATTCTGTAAGGCACTGTTACCTAGGTGATCATACACATAGAAGTTAGTGGACTCTAGTTTCTCTCTAGCTTCCGCATACTCTTCATCTGTATATGAATCAACTATACTGATATCAATCAATGGCTTACCCATCTGTTCTCTTAACTCATTCATAATCTTACCTGCTCTTATAGCTCTAACAGGTTTACTAATCAATAAAGAAATCATATCATCTATAGTTTCAGATGGTGATTCCTCTAACATTATTGCACCTACTGATCTACCATTTATAAGATGATCATAGATAAGTTCTCTAATGATAGTAGATTTACCTGAACCTGTGCCAGAAGTCCATAGAGTTATCTCTCCACTACGCTGACCCAATAAGAAATCGGATAAGCTATCGAAGGGAAAGGGATACACTCGCATCTTGTCATCTACTATAGACTGCTGAACATCTTTAACGTGTAGAATCTCATCAGGTGAATACCTTTGAGCTTCCCACATAGCTTGAACAACAGTCTTACCTTGGTTGTTCATAAGACATTCGTTTGCATCCTTGAAAGGTAGCCTAGCTATCTTACATTTACCCGGAGGTAGTACCTCTGCTACTGCCACCGCAGCTTCTTGACCTGGATCATCCATGTCAAACATAACTACTACCTCATCATAGCTTGATAAGAATTCTAAGTTATCTTTTATAGCACGGGCAGCACCTGCTGCTCCGTTGGGCAAGCTTACAACTGCCCACTTGTTGTCGAGAAGCTGACTAACTGTCATGCAGTCATACTCTCCTTCTGTAATAACAATTCTCTTACCGCCCTTGTTCTTCCAAAGATGTTGTCCGAACAGTGTAGGGTTAGACGATTGTCCTCGCCACTGAAAAGATTTGTTAGCTCCTCTGAGCTTCTGGGCTACTATGTTACCATCGTTATAGAAATTAGAAATCTCTACACGTTTACCATCTTGTAGGTAGGTAGTGTAACCGTATAGCCTAGCAGTTTTCTCGTTAATCTTTCGATTAAGAATAGGCTGAATCTTTCCAGTTAAGAAATTGTTGTTAACTTGTTGTTGAACCATAGGGGTCTCCTTAAGTTTACCTCTTTCATAATATTTACAAGCAAAGCAGTACTTGTGACCGTCGTCATATACTGCTAAGTTATCTTCCCCGTTGTCCCGCCCGTTGCTAGCACAGGCGGGACACCGAGTTTTGTTTAAAACTTTTGTCATCAACTACTCCATGGCATCTTGTCTTTAAGCCAACCAAACAGTGGTCCACCTATTAAAGCACCTGCAGCAAAGATAACTATGGTATAAAATACCGTTCCTAATATAGAATCCATTATAGAATCTCCTTAATTTTTATGTCGTCATCGTTGACGATCTTCCAAACAATTTTTCCGCCCCAAGCAAGAGATATAGCACCAGTTGCTATAACTACGGGTAAGAATATCCAGTTAGCATACATAGCTAACGCATAATTAATTACTACGAATAAAATTCCACCAATCAGTGGTCTCCATCCGAGTTTTCCGCCTGTAAGCATAAGCATAGCCATACCACAAAGGGTACAGATACCACCAAGCCAACTAAGCATAGGGCTACAGCTAGCCACCGGTGCAACCATCGCTTCATCGGGTATCACTCCTGTTGTTGCCGACGGGAACCATCCCGTGCCAGCTGAACAACTTAATATAAACAAACTACATACCATGCAGAGTGTTGTCTTCGTTACTTTCATCCTGTCTCCTGTCTCCCAGCCGTATAATACTAATGATTAAACTCTTGGGAATTTTTGTTACTTGTCCAAACTCATCATCACCTACACTATCTGTTATAGATATCCACTCGTCGTTCTCAAAAAGAACAAAGCCTATGCTATTCATACAGGGTGGTTTGGCTTCGGCTACTGCAATAGCATCCTCTCTTGTTGTCCATCCAGCTTCTGCAGATGTAACAGCATCCTCCCATGTAATCACTACAGCTGTGCCTAAGATTTTACTCATACTTGTTTACTCCACTCTGCCTTTAGAAATTTACCGGCACTAGTCACATTGTGACAGTGTTGAGAGATACGCTCCGTCCACCAGATCTTATCCCTCACTGTTGGATGAAGACCCTCACCTAGTGAGGTCAGGAGACTAGGAACATAGCTTATACTAAAGATACACATCCCGCCATCCTTACCTATCCGCTTGAGTTCTTTAAACACATCCTCTACTTCTTCGGGTAGTAAATGTTCTAACGCATCGAAAGAAGTTACAACGTCTGCTGTATTATCTTCCAATGAAATTTGGTGCATAGGTTCTATCAAGTCAGCCTTTGGATTTACAAAGTCAACACCAATACCCTGTATCTTATCACTAGATATATTAGCTATGAACGAATTGTCCCCGCACCCACAATCAACTACCACTGCCTCCGAATCACCTATGAAATCTAGAACCATCTCACTAGCACCCTTGCCATGGTTTGTAGTACCATATGAAGGACGAGTTGTTAAGAGGCTTTCGTACTTCTCTTTCTCTTTCTGTCGTTGTTCGGGCAAACTCATAGCTTCTCTACCCCTACTACAAAGTAGCCATCTTCTCCGGGTGCAGCCCATTGCTTGACAGCATACACGGATTGAATCTGTGTGTCATCAACCCATAGTTTACCGTTCAAAGAATCAAAGCAAGCCTTAAGATAGTTATCTATATCAGCACGTGGTGCGGCAAGCTTTGTTTTTTTAGGTCGAGTGCAATAGAATTCCACATCAACCTTGAGTGGACCAGCGAGAGGATCGAAATCATACCCGATAGTTTCGGGCACAAGTTCGATCATCGCCTGTCTATAGACCTTGTAAGGTCCAGTAAAGTATGCTCGACGCTTCGAAATACGAGGGCGGCTCGCAGATACTGGACTTAAATGAAAGGTCCACTCGCCCATTAGAAGGGGATGTCTTCTGTAAGAGGATCACCTTTATCTTCTGAGTCAGAGGTCGTAGGCTCTGCACTCTTCCATGATGAGCCATCAAAGCCATCAGTAGGAGCAAAGCCACCTGTGTCTGAGTCAACCTGATTCTTCTCAATGATCTGGCATCCGTTAAGGAAGCAACTCAGTGAGCCATCACGTGATAGTACAACAGGTGATAGGCGTAGTCGAACATGATCTCCACCGTAAGGCTTAGCATCTGTCATCTCTGCCTTCGCATCTCTACAAGGGAAACTATTGTCACCCTTCTTGACAAACACTTTAGACTTAGCCTTGAGTAGCGTAACGCCATCATCGTCTGTTCGTAAGCCATTAATTTTAGAAGCACCAGCCTCTTGTAGTAGCGTGTCTAGGGTTTGTTGTAACTCATCATCAACTATTACAGTAACACTGTGGTTAGCTGAGTCAGCACCGAATTTAATATCAGGTGCATGCATGTGTGCCCATCGTACCACCATTGTTTCTGTGGTAAAGGGCTTCGGTTTACTTGCTGTCATCATCTTGTTTTCCTTTTTCATCTTGTTTCATTTTCATTTTCTCATCCATGGCATTCATGGATTCTCCTATGCCATCGGCAACGTGCCTCAAACATTTTTGTAGCTCAGTTAAGTACGCCTTAACTTCATCGCAAGCTACGAACTGACTTCCATCAATTTTCTTAGTCATTACATGACCTCCAAATACGGTTTTCCGTTCTTTACTATACCGACCCCATTGATCGGCTTTCTTAAAAAGTTTCTACTATAATACATTAAAGGGTGGTCTTTGTCAACCCCTCCAGGTACATTCATTCCAAATATTTTCACACCTGTTGGTCCAGATGTGTATAATATACCAGCTGTTGAGTGTACATGTCCAGCAACACAGCTCTGTAGCCTAGCCTTGGCTGTGTTAAAGGCGGGACATAGTCCTGAACTTGAGCCGGTGCCGTGATAATAAAACACTTCATCAACCTCATGTTCGTATGCCCAGTCCCAAGTCGGGGTGTCATACACCTCAGAATATTCCCTTAGATACATAGCAGGTATACCACTAGATGCAGCCAGTCTGTGGACTCGCTCGTCGTGGTTACCTATACATACCAAGGCATTTGGGAAAGCCTTGTACCATTTACGCATACTCTTCATAGCCTTGTCGTATTCTCCTACCGCTCCATCACTCTCGGGGTGCTTTTCGTGGTAAGATATGGCGTGGTGATCCAGTATATCACCAATGAATATAGTCTGGTCTGTCCTATATTTTCTCTTCATCTTTTTACAAAACGCAAGATAGTCTTCTCGTTCTGCGGGTAAGTGAAGGTCACCTATTATCAAACAATTCATCATCGTCATCCTTTTTCTCGGGTAATATTATCAATGCCTCTATCTCCATGTCCTCGCCATCAAACGAATTCAATGACAGTTCTCTATGTAGATTCGAAACAAATATTGTATACATTTCCGCCGATGGGAATGCTAAAGTTATATACTTTTTCCCCGATAATTCTGCAAGCTCTAAACAGTGTCGTATTCCGTGCTCAATATCGCCTTCGCTATCGATCCCTAATTTAGTCATAGCTTTTCTCCTTATGAAAAGAAATAATCAGAATCAAGTACTTGGTTTACATCAAACTCTCCTATATCTGGAGGGTCTGGTAACATAACACCTAGTTGATTCTGTATCTCTTTCTTAAACTTTTCTAATTGATTTTCTTTATGTATTGAAACAAACTCTTCTCTTAAAATATCTCTCATGTCGTCAACATAGTTAGCATGACATCCGTATGAATCATGCACAAATGCTACACTATATATACCTACGGATAGCATACCACTCAGTACCATGAACATATGGGCTGCGTCTAAGCTATGGATATAGTTAGGTGCAATGGCTTGGAGTGCAGCCTTTGGATTTACATCAGGTGTTGAGATAAAAAACGTCAGCTCTTTACTGCCAAACAGTTTAGCCACTGAACGTCTTGTGTTTATTGTATTGTAATGATGAACAACTTTAAATCCTGAAGGTGTTGTCCATTCAACATGTTTATTTAGATCATTGGCGACCCGTATTATTGTCTTGAGATATTCTTTACCTTTGTTGGGAGCGTGTAAGCACCTATCCATAGAAGCTTTGATACCTTTAGCGAGCTCTGTAATAGCTCCAGCTTGCTTATCTTTAGTCACCCAGTCGAGGTGTCCTTCTATCTTTAAATACTTCTGGATACCATAAAAGGTTAAGCCGTACGCATCACACATCGTGGGACGTTTGGTTACCTTCCTAGATATTCCTTGATCCCAATGGTCCAGAAATTTTTCGCACCAAATTTGAGAATCTTTATGTAGCTCACAGTACTCAGTCACACCATCGGCAACGTGTTGATACAGATCACTGGGTTTATCGTTAGGTGTTAACCCCACCATGTCAGCAACTGTTTCATCCCTCATGATAGCAGACCAGTGTTGACTTCCGTTGCACTGTCCGTCTAACTGTACCGGGAGATAAGTAAAACCATCATCTCTAGTAATATCAAACACAGCAGCCAGTCTCTGAAAGGATTTATTTTTTTTGATAGAGCTATCAACCCATTCTCTATTAGTGTAAGGATCTTTTGAAATTTCAAGTATCATCTCCCAGTTATCGTCTACCCACTTAACTCTAGCATCTAAAGATATTTTATCTTGATCAAAGAGATTGGCAAGGTTAACCTTAAGCCACCATAATCCTCTGGTCGTTAGCTTCACACCGTTGGCGAATCTTATCAAGCCCCTGTCTAAATCAGAAGACTGACAACTCAGTAACTCGCATGCCGTGTAAGCCCTGCCTCTAAAGTCCAGGGTAAACACTTGATAAAAATATTTCCACGCACTCATATCCTTTGCTAGCCTAAGACGTATCAGCATACGTGCTCGTGACTGTTCTTGTTTGTACCAGTCTGACCAAGCATCCTGTCTAGCTTGACACCATACAGCCTTCGCTACCTTGTCCCCTTCTGTAGGGTAAGGCTCGTTAAACATAAACTCTTCGAAGGAATAGTAAGGTAGGTTAGCTATCCCGATGTTGTTCTGGAATAGGTTCTCCATTATTTCTAGAATACGGTCGTTGACCGCCCACTCTGTTAACATCATGGCATTAACACCGTTAAGA